GCGGCTGCGCGCCTGACGAGGTTGATGACTTCGGGAGCAGCGCTGCGGCGTGCGTCCCGGCTGAGTTGGATTGTTTGTTGCATAACGCTTGGCATTATGAGGTTGTAGCATTGCGGCAGACATAAAAACGGCTGCCATTCCGTTGCTACAACCACATAATGCCTGCCCCAGAGGGCGATATTAAAGGTTCGGAAAGGCAGCCGCAATAGGGGCTACTTATGTAGTTTGGTCAGGAAGTAAACTTCCCTACCAAACGGGCATAAAAAATGCCCGAAGTAATGTCGAGCGTCTAAACCGCGCTCTTGGTAGCAGGCAAACTGCTATGGTTGTAGCACCGCAAATATACGACGAAATATTCACGCAGCAAATTTTTCGTAAAAAATTTTCAAAGTTTTTTTGATTTTGTTTTGCTAATTCAGAATTATTTATTATCTTTGTAATGCAATCAAAGAGAGGTTGTAACGGAGAAAGCCTGACGCCGAAAAAAGAAAGGCCTAACCCCTGACAAATCCAGTTACCATGTTAGTGTTCGAGATTAACATCAGGATTTGGAAGCTGAAGATTGCAAGAATAACCCTAACAGTCTTCTAATCCAAGAAAGGGTGGCGAAAGCCTTAAAGACCTCCGGCGCAGGAGGCGCCCTTTCTTGTCAGTGGTTAAACCACGTCAAAATTATAATTAAAAGATGAAACAGCAAAACGAAGAAAAGAAAAACGGGCGCGGCGGCCGCCGCGAGGGTGCCGGACGTCCGGCGACAATAAATAGCACGCGCACAATATCTATAAGGATTCCCGAGGATATCGCGGCCATACTCGACGCTCAGGAGAATCGGTCGGCCTACATCATCGAGGCCATCCGGGCCTACGACCGCGCCCAGCGCAAGCGGACGATTCTCGGACTCGAAATAAGTTACACGAAAGAGCGGTAAGTAAATAGAAAAAAACACCACCGTCGGGGAGGGCGGTGGCGTTAGATGTTTTGAGCTATTATAATGGTTGTTCAGAACAGGAATTTGCCGACATGGCCGCAGACGGCCGAACCGTCGGCCCATATCTTTATGCCGAGTTTCGACAGCTCGTTGCAGAAGAAGATGTCTTCAGAGATGTAGACCTCTCCTTGAACGAACCTGAACGGCACACCTTTGGTTGCCTCGACAACCTTTCTGACGGCGTCGCGCCTGAGCAGTATGCAGCCGAAGCCGCAGGCTGTGATCTCGAACAGCGTCTGCGGCACTTCTGCCGTCGGGTAAGCCTCGAACCGTTTCTCGTCGGCGATGCGGTAGACCTCGCTCTGCTGAACGGTCATCGACTTCTTGTGGTAGATCGCCGTTACAGCCTCTTTATCCGCCTCGATGAGCTTGTCGACGACAGCCTCGTTGACAACGACATCAGAATCGATAAACAGCAGATAATCGCACTGTGTGGCTAAAAAGGCCTCGACGCTCTTTGTCCGCGCGACCTCGGCCGTGTAGCCCGAGACGAGCCGCACGGTGAGGTCATATTTGTCGCGGAATATACCGACGAGGTTGATTACCGACTCCATGCACTCGGGCGTGGGGTATTGGTAGACAGGTATCGCTATAAATATCCGTTTCATTGGCTATAATCTTGTCATACGCCCAGCTTGTTTCTCAGAGCCTTCGCTTGAGCCGCGCTGAGATTGCTGATGAAACCGTCACGGAATCCGCTGTTTGCAGCAAGAGTAGCGTAGAAACTCGGAACCCCGGCAAGGGACTTAGTGAAATCACTGTTATGCGACAGCTCGGAACAGAATTGGCTGTTTGTCGCCAATGCCGTAGCAAAAGCGCTGTTTTGGGGTAACGCCGTTGCGAAAGCACTGTTGTATAACGCCAGGGATGTGCCGAAATAGTTGTTCGTAGCGAGGCCGCCGGTGGCCAGAGCGCTTACAAATGAAGAGCTTGACGCCAGCGAGCTCGCAAATTGGTTGTTTGACGCCAGCGAGCTGCTAAGGTCACTTTCTGTAGCCAACCGTTTCCCGAATGAGCTGTCAGACACAAGTTTTTCCACCAGAGAACTGATAAAGCCGGAATTGGTAGGAAGCAACGCGCCGAGTTTGGAATTACCCGTTGCAAGAGCTCCACCAAGATCCGGATTAAGACCGAGACCTGTTCCCAGCAGCCCATTGGCTTGCAAGGCGTCTTTAGCAACGTCGGTTTTGCCTAAGTCTTTGCATAGCCGTTCGATGAAACCGTCGCCATAGGTGAGGCCCAGGTTGCCGTCGGTGTCGACAGTCAGATCCTCGGTTGTCCCGCTTGCCGTCAGCTTCGAGTTGAGATCGGCGGCAGTGGGCATATCACGGGATCTCAGTATCATACTGCCGGCCTGAAACGTCAGCGCGTATTGTGTAAGCTTGACGCCCGTACCCGCTACGAATATAGCCGAATTCTTGCCGTTGTCTCTGTCGACGGATATAACGAATGTTTTTCGTGTGGGATCGCCATTGGAGAAAGTCAGTGTGACACTGTCACCGGCCGCAATCTTTGACCAGAACTCCGCGTTGTCGGCGACTGATGGCGATACAACTGTCGGAGTCGCACCATTGACATTCAGGGTCCAGTCGGTTGAGCGCCACTGTATCAGTCTTCCGATCAGGTGCTCCAGCCCTGATAAATCAAGATATTTCATAATGATAAGGAATTATGGCAGGGCGTCGGAGTGTTCCGGCGCCCTGCCGTTGATAAACGAGTTAGTCAGCCGCGATCAGGGCGTCGATCTCGGCATTGGTGATGGCCGAGACGTCGCTGCTGTTGAGCTTGCCGGCGAGTGCGGTGTTCATCTCAGAGGTCTTGGCGTAGGCCGCGAGGCTCTGGTGCTCGGTGAGCGGCGTGATGGACTGGGCGCCCAGCGTGACGGTGCCGTCTTCGATCTTGGCGTCGGTGATACCGTAGCCTGCGAGCGTTGTCGACTTGTCGGCCTTTCCCGAGAGAATCGCGTTGAGCTTGTCGTCGCTCGACACGCCGGCCAGGAACGCGAACACCTCGTTGAGCTTGTTGATGATCTTGTCGCTGTCGGCCGTGCCCTCCTGATTGATGATTGCCACGAGTCCGTCGACCTTGGTCTGCAACGCCGACAGATTGGTGTCGGTGGCGACGCCCGACGGATCGAAATCCTTCAGCTTGGTGTTCAGCGCTGTCAGCTGGGTTTTCAGCTCGGTCGTGAAATCCTCTTTCGAGAGACCCTGGCCGTTGAAATCACGGGTCTTAAGCTTGTTGATGATGTGCGTCAAGCCCGCGTAGTCAAGATACTTTGTTGCCATAAATGTGGAATTTAAAGAGTTAATAAAAGAGTTGATAAATAGTTGGAATATACTGTTCAGCCATTGATAATGGCGTCAAGTTCATCGGTAGTAAACGGCTCGAAATCCGCCGGCAGCTCATCATCGCCGCCCGAATCAATAAGCGCGTCAATCTCTTCGGGCGTAATCGTGGCGGCATCAGGCGAGGGAGTGGTTCCCGAGCCTGTAGCAAGCCATTCGAGACTGAGCGTGCCGTCAAAGTTGAGGAACAGCTGCTGTGAGATTCCGGTCGGAGTAGAAATGTCGTGAATGATGCATAAAACGCCGGCAGCGTTGCATGAAATCACGGAAAACCTGACAGCCGGAGATATTGCGATAATGTCGCCCGGTTTCACCTGTTCTCTGAAATCGACGAGGTCTCCTGCGGTACCGTCAGCCTCCTGCCAGATCCACTCCAATGCACCGGGATTCATTTCAACGAGCCATGTGCGCGGCAGGCTTTCTTTATTTCCGGGCGCTGTCGAGCTGTCGGAGTCGGCGAAGAGCGGGAGCAGGGTAGTAGCTTTGGGCGACACCTCTATTCCGAGAAATAGGCGGTCGCCGCAGCGGTAGAACTTATCAACGACGGCCGCGCTGTCTTCCGGTGTCAGATAGGCTTCTCCGTCACCGGGTGCCTGATAAGCTTTTATTTCGATAAACTCGTTCCTCTGTGTCGACCATACGCGCTTGCCGACGAGCTCGGCCGGGATAGGGTCGTCGTCGGGGTCGGTGGTGAGGACTGCGGCGAATGGCTCGACCTGTCCGCGCCGGTTCAGAACCGTTATCGCTTCGGTGTTGGCGAGAATATCGGCAGCGTTGCAGGCGACACCGTTTTCCAGATTGTTGATGTCGTCGGAAACGAGATCGAACCTGTCATACAGCGCTGTGGTAGACGACTCAATTTCAGTTTGCTGTGTCTGAAGCCGGCTATTGAGCGATTCGAACGCCCGGGCGACCATTCTGTTAGTGACGCTCTCGGGGTCTTCGGCATTTTTTATCTGCGTTATCAGACCTTCTATAGTTGTATATTCTGTTTGGCTCATAGTTAGTTGAACTGCTTACTGAATTGACGTGAGAAAACTCGCGGCTTATGGCTGTCGTTTGCCGTTACGATGTCCGGCATGATCTGCGTCTCGTCATCGACGATCTCGAGCTTCAGCTTAAACTTCTGAGGTTCTGTGGGGCGATGTTTGCGTTCGGTTTCGTCGACCGACGGGATGACCTTCAGCGGCAGCGGCGACATATCGAGAAGGTAGACTGCCTCACTGGCCACCATATCGAGCATGAAAGCGATATCTTCGGGCCTCATGAAACCGGTCTCCAGCTCCAGAGTCCGGCTACGGGCAATGCGGCCGCGGTCTGTCGTCAGCTCGTCGGTTACACTGTCGTAGCGCTTGAACTGAGAGTCGTCGGCGTCCTTGAGACTGTCGGTCACGGACAGCTCGCCGGGCATATCTATAATTTCGTAAACACCGAGAGAATTGCGGAACTTCAGGCGGTAACGTTCGGGCGCATCGTCGGCTCGGCATATTGCCAGACGACAGGAAAAAATGCCGTCGCGGAAAATATCGAAAACGCTCGGGATTATATCGTATTGCTCCATGAAACGAAGCCGGAGAGTGTCGACGTCGAGGGCATAAACTCCGGCGTCGGCGAGGTCGAACATCATAGATTTGTCAGTCATGAGCTCGACGGCCTTTATCGTCCCTGTTTCCGTAGCCAGAAAATAGAGCGGATAAAGTTCGGTCTCGCGCATTAGCAGACGCCATCCGGCCGTGCGCGTCGTCAGGAAAAAATTGCCGGCCGGATTGAGGAAACGCCCGGTAATGGCGTCGGTTCCGCCGGAGATATAGCGGCGGTAATTCTGTTTTGAAACGCCTCCCGGCAATGCAGTGAAAAAGTCTTCCAGCTCATAACCGTCATATTCCGAAACTACGCGCACCTCCCATTCGTCGAGCTCGGCCGGCCCCATGACCTCGAGAATCGGATTTATCCCGTCGGGAGTAACCTCACTGTAACCGGTGACGATCGAGTCGATGACTTCCGAGATATTGATCTTCAGCGGAATTGCGAAAGTCCCTGAAAACACATGTTCACCTCCTATTTCCACGCCGATTCGACCGCCGTTGGCCTCAAAAGCTCCGGCGGGGAACGCACCCCGTATTATTATAGGGTTGCGGGCAAACATGAAGTCATATTGTTTCTGAGACGGCATGGCTATGCTGTTACTGTTGTTGTGGCCAGCGGGCCGATGAAGTCGACTGCCGAGGGGTGAGAGTCGAGAAATCGCGAACGCTCGGGGCCCGGCGTCGTCAGGAACCTGTAGAAGTCTTTGAGAGTCGACATATCGCGTTGATCCCACTTTTCATAGAGAGCTTCGACCGACATGACCTGCGGCGCTGTCAGAATATTGTCCGTTTCCATACGGCAAAATTATCATGGCCCGGCGGCGCTATAAAGGACTAATCGGCAACCCATTTTGCCGCGATAACCACGGTATAATCAACCGAAACCGACTGCCGCCCTATTGGCGTCGGGGCGAGTGACCAGTCTGAGGGCCCATCCTGAACAGAACGGTCGTTTATCTCGTAGATGTCGTAGGTCAGAATGGCCTTATAAGTGCGCGTCTGCTTGCTGTAGATGTCGTGCGGAGCGGTCAGCGCCGGGTCGTTTTCCCACGTCAGTTGCGATTTGTCCATATTCATGAGCAGACAGCCGGCCGCTCCGATATACCAGCGGTTTCCTTCGTCGCCGTACTCCTTATAACCCGTCCGCTCGATAAAGGCAACGGCTGCCGCTTTCCGGGCTTCGAGTGTGTCGAGATTCCGGCCGTAATTCTCTCCCAGCAACCGCCACGCAAGATGCCGGCTTCCGGCCGAAAAATCGGGGATTCCCTGCTCGGCCTTTATATCATAATAGCCCTGAGGATGCAGTGATTTCAGTTTCAGCTCGACAGACACTCTACGCCCCGCCGGCAAAGTATAGGTGAGCGTGTCGATCATGCAGCGAAGGCCGCGAAAATTATACACGCCGAACATATCGAGCGACAGCAGCTCAGGTTTCGTCATGCCGGCGTCAAGCTCGACAGTCCGGTTGCCATGGCGCAGAATTTCGTCATACCGGGCCCAGAACCGGGAGAACAGGCCGTCTTTGAATTGAAAGAGCAGTGATACGGACGGAGTGGAGCCGTCGTCAAGCGTCAGCGGCATACCGTCGTCTCCTTCCGGGGTGAACCGTCCGAACGTCTTGCCGTCTTTGGTGTAGGCGAACATGAAAGCCAGCGGCGTTGAGCTGCCGTCATCACCGTCGCCGTCATCACCGATTATATAGCTGTGGTAGTGGCGGGCGCCCGTAAGATAGAGCGGGCACACGTCGTTGAACGACGGCCCGGCGCCTGTGTCTACGTTCGACACACGGCCCACAGGCACACACTCGTCGTCGCTCGCAAGATCAAGCGCCTCGACACCTTCGGGCTGCGGATCCCAGTTGAAAAAAGTCGATGACGACTGTTTCACCTCACTGTTATGCGAATCGAGAAGGAACCATGTGCCGTTAACGAACTCCCGCGCCAGAAAGGTGTCGGTCCGGGACTGTTCCGCCTCGCCGGTATTTTCGGCGGCAGCTGCCGCTGCCGGTCTGGCCGGAACATAATAGGGATCATCGTCATAATGGTCGTCAGGCTCGAAGTCGGGATAATCCTGCTCAGGATCGTAATCATACCATGGATCATAATAATCGGCATTTACGTCGCCGTCCCATCTCGGCTTGGAAGAAGAGCCGGTATTCTTCCAGTTCTTGACATTTCCTCCCATTCGAACATATTCAGCGTCAAGTCCTCGCGCGAAATCCTCGAAGCGCTCACAGCTCGGGGCCGCCCCTTCTATTGATGTCTTCGCCGACAGTCTGATATATTGCGGCTGCTCATAGTTTACCAGCGGGGAACCGGCGGCATATCCGTCGAGCACGCCCGGCGCGCTTTTGTCATTCAGTATGTCGCGCAGAAGCCCGAGCCTCACAGTTCCGCGCGCCGCATCGATATTGTAGATGAGACCGAAGCGAACCCACAGGGCATTCATGAACTCTTCGACAGTGCAGTCGGGCATGAGATCGCGATATTTTATCCGTTCGGGACATACAGCATCGGCCGCGTTGTTGAGCACCACCAGCCGGGCGAGATCTCTGTTCTGCCGGAACGGATTGCCGACAACCCTCAGCCCGAGATCCCGGAACACGAGCTCGAGCACGCGCCACACTTTCAGGAACGGCGAAATACAGTAGCCGTCGGGCACCGTCACCACGGTCACCGTGCCGTCGATAACCCTTTTTACTTTTGTCGGAGTCCGGAAGCCGGGCCCGTTTGGAATATTCAGAACCTCCCAGTAGGTCTTCTCAGTGTTGTCGACCGTAGCTGTCGGATTGTCGACAGCTACCGGGAAAATGGCGAAATCGCTCGCCAGCGGATCAGGATTCTTATAAATGGCATATAATTCCTCGAGCAGCCATTCAACGGGTGTGCCTCCGTCTTTCTCGCGCGGCTTGCGAACCGGCAGATCCGACAGGTCGGCCAGCTTCCGGGACTGCCATGCGGCGTAGGCCGTAGAGTTGTCGAAACCGATATTGAAGGTTATTCCGGCGGCTTTCCCGGCAGAGGTGATGTTCATCTTGCCGCGCCGCTGGTAAGCTCCGTCGATAACCGTTGCCGTGCGCTCAGGTTTGTTCGGGTCGGCCCATGAGTCGACGCGGTGGGGCATGTCGAGCAGCCTGATATTGCGGCGTGTCGCCGGAACCGTAGCCGAAACCGACTGGCTGCCCAGTTCGTTGAAAGCGGGGTTTGAATCCTCGATCTGAATCTTGAATCCCGACGGCAGATCGAGAGCCTCGCCGTCGGACAATATTTTTATCATGACAGGTAGTTTGTTAACGTTTGCGAGTGAAAGGCGCGCGGGCACGGTCGCGGTCAGACTGAGCGCGGTCGAGATCGGTGAGCACAACATGGGCGCGGATATTGGCTGCGGCCGCGCGCAGCTCCCGGGTGGCAGCGACGAGATCGCTCATGTCGACAGGTGAGGCCGAGCCCGTGAAGCCGCCGTCGGCAAAGCCCGCGGAGGGCGCCGATATTGAGCCCGCTCCGGCAATGCGCGAACGCCTGATGGCCTCGATAGTGCCCACGGCGTCGATAACGCGCGGATTGTCCATGATAGGCTTAGGAATGACATATTCGCCTCGATGGACGACTCCGGCGATCTCGTAGCGGCCGCCGTCGCCGGTATAACCGCCGTTGGCGTAACCCGAGAGAACCCGTTCGGCCGTTGCCGGAGTGTCCGACGACTTATTCCCGGCAGTGTTCCCCGGCTGCATATTCTTTATCTTCTGGCGCTCGGCGTTGGCGCTGACGACCTGAGCGGCCCCGGTAGCTGTCAGCATTGCGGCGGCAATTGCCCCGCCTATAGGGCCGAGATCTGCGAAAGCCTTCATAATGGCCACAGCCGTGTCGGCGATTATCTGCGACACCTTGATGGCAAAATTTACGTCGGCATACTTCTTCTGAATCTCGAGTTTCTTATTCTCCTTCTCTTCCTCGAGCGCGGCGGTGTCCTCCCCGTTATTCTTGGCCTGTTGAATCAGGACATCGAACTTGGCGTCGCTCTTGGCTATCTCGGCATCCTGAATAGCCGTAAACATCGAGCCGGAGAGCTGGGAGTAATAGTCGAAATACTTTTTGGCATTATCGACGCCCATCTGTAGCCGTTTTTTCTGATAACCCTTTTCGTCGATAAGGCCCTGCCGATGGTATTCTTCGAGTTTCTCGAGCTCGCGGTCATATTCCTGAGCCCACGAAAGGCCCGTGAGTTCCTGAAGTTGCCACATCTGTTCCTGATACTGGAAATTCAGGGCGGCAATGCGCCGCTGTTTCTCAGTCTCGAGGCCTATAGTGTCCTCCCCCTCCTTTTTGGCAATCTTGATCGCAGCGTCATACGTGGCCTCGAGCTGACTGCGCCTGAGGTCGAAAGCGGCCGTGATACCCTGTCGGCTCGTCGTGTCGACCGACAGTTCGCGCATCTTCTCGGCCCACGCGCCGGTGTCGTTGAGGATCTCGTTCTGCTTCTTCTTCATTTCGTCGGCAAGCTTCTCGCGCATAGCCAACCAGGTATTGAGATCCATTTCTCCTTTATCTTTAAGCTCGGCTTCTCGTTGTTGCATCTGGATCAGTTCAGCGCGATGGCGGTCCCGCTCTATCTCGTCGAGCAAAAGCGTGGTGGCCTCGGCCATTTTAACGTCGCCGGCATTTTTCTCCCGGGTGGCGTGCGACAGCTCATCGTAGAAGGCGTTCGTGGCTTCGAGGCGGTTTTCGTATTCTTCCTGAGCTAAGGCAGTCTCGGCCTTAATGCGTTTGCGGTTTTCCTCGGCCGACTTCAGGGCATAGCTGTTGCGCTCGGCCTGAATCTTGTCGAGCGTCTGGGTGTGAGTGGCATCGGTTTTGGCGGCCATATCGGCGAGAGCCTTGTCGAGATCCTCGTAATATTTGATCATCTCTTTGCTGCGCCTGACCATATATTCGTTTTCGGTCATCTCGTTGCGCTTAAGATTGATCTCGAGCAACCGCTGCTGATGGGCATCATCGACAGGGGCCGTCGCTTCGTCGATAGAATCCTCGCTGTAGGTTCCCGGCGTATGGTGTTTCCTCTTATTCTTGCCCTTTCCCGACAGAGCCTTCAGCTGCTCGCGGATCTGCTCTTTCCGGGCCTCGATTTTCTGATATTCCTCCATGGTCGTTGCCTCGGTCTTCCTGAGATCCTTCAGCTCCTTCTTCAGAGCCTTAATCTTCTCTATTTCGGCATCGACAGCCGCAGCCGCACGCCCGGCACCTTTCTCAATCGGCTCAACGGCGTTCTCGGCATTCTCTTGCCAGCCCGAAAAGTCGATTCCGTCTTCTTTAAGGAATTTTTCAAAATCGTCGGTCTCTTTCCATGCAGTGGCTCCGGATTCGAGTCTATACCAGGTCTCAAAATCAGTTGCGCCGTTATAATTGCGGACTTCGGCCGGTAGATGATTCCTCATACCTCCTTCTGTAGAGATATTACGGTTCACCGGCGATGGCGGCAGCGCACCTTCTGGCGTCCTGTGTTCGGTCATATAATCCCATCTGGCATTTTCCTTTTGTCTGTTATCCCATTCTTTACGGAATTTTCGCCGTTCTTCACTTTCGTTCTTCAACAGCTGAAGATATGTTTCTTTGTTCGCCTCGATGGTAAGTTTCTTTTTCAGTGACACCAGGTAACTGTCGAGAGCGCGTTTATTCTCACGGTACCGGCGTGTTTCGGCATCGAGAGACGCATTATATCCAGGGATGATTTTATTCAATTCATCAATGGCCTTCTTCCGTTTGTCGAGAGGCATCAGATTATCCATCGCGATTTTTCTCAGCCTCATAAGTTTATAGCGTTGTTCCTCATAAGCGGCATTAGCTTTGGCGGTCGCCGTAGACACTGCGTCAGTGCTACGTTTGGTCTCATTTAACGACGAAACTAATTTAGAGATTAATGGAATCGCCGACGAAACAAGCATAATAAAAAAGCTCAATGGGTGCAGTTTTGCATATTTGCCCACTGAAACAAGAGTATTTTTAAGGAAGACCAAGGATTTACTAAACATACCGGTAGCTCCCGACGCTTTGACCGACAGGAGGGCAGACTTTATAAGCTCTACATTCAGAAGTTTGGTTTTAGCAGTGGCAGCTACAACGGTCAATCCATAGTAAGCCCACGCCGCTGCAATGCCTTTTACAAAAGGCCATAACTTTTGACATCCAACAACAAGATGCCCTATTCCTCTGACAAGGAGAGTCAGAAGATTTATTATAGTTTTAATCGGCCCCCCAGAACCCTCTGAGATTTTCAGGATCAGCTCTTCGGCGGCTGATTTGAGTCCTGCCATTGAACCGGCGACATTGTCTGCCATTGTTCCGGCCATGTCGTTGAAAGCATCGCTGACTCCCGTAATAGAGTCTCGTAATGTTGTCAGTGAACCCGCCTGAGCGAGGAACGTTGAGAATGCAGCCACGCTACGTTTGTCGGTCAGCTCGAGGGCCTTTGCGAGGTCAACACCCTCGGCATTGAGTTTCTGAAGCCCGGCCGCCAGATCGTCGGCATTCTTCACCGGCCCACCCAATGCGCGGGCGAGATCGCCGTTGGCGTCGCAGAGCTTCAGGATAATATTGCGCGTGGCCGTGGCGGCGCTGCTGGCGTCGAAGCCGGCGTTTGCGAGTTGACCAAGCAGGGCCGTCGTGTCCTCCAGTGACAGGCCGAAAGCGTGGGCAACCGGCCCCACCGTCGAGAGTGAAGCCTGTAGCTTAGGAAAATCGAGTGCCGTTTTGGTTGTGGCGATGGCGAAAGTTGCGAGAACGTCCTCGGCCTCCGAAGCATCTTTGTTGAATATTCTCAGAGCCGCACCGGCGAAAGCGGCCGCGCTGCTCAGATCGGTGTCGACAGCCTTTGCGAACTTCAGAACCGCGCCCTCCATGTCGAGAATCTGCTGTTTGGCAAAACCGAGTTTGGCCAATTCGATCTGAAGCTGTGTAACCTGAGCGGCGGAATATGAAGTGGTAGCGCCCAACTGTCGTGCGGCAGCTGTCATTTCCTTAATGCCTTCCTTAGTCGTTCCCAGAATAGCGGCGAGCTTCGAATTCTCTTTCTCGAACTCAACGACAATATTGAAAGCATTGCGGAAAGCATCTATCACAAGAGTGCTTACGGTCATGGCGATTCCCATGAAAAAGCCTTTTATGGCAGTAGAGATCTTGTTTAGAGAAAGAAGAGAAGTCATGAACCCCCGAGTAGAGCGCGTCGCGGCCGCATGAGCTTTTTCTACTTTGCGGATTTCCTTTTCTAACCTGCTGTATTCGCCCGGGTTAGCTGCTTTTGAGGTGTTTGCGAGCTGTCGCTTTAGATTCTTCAGCTCTCTACCGAGTTGAGCGGCTGTTTTTCGTGTAAGGTCGATCTTCCCTTCCTCTTCGACGATTTTTCGCTTATTCTGCTCAATTTCGCGGGTATTCTGTTGAATGGCATTATTCAATCGCTTGATCTCTGCCGAATAGTCACCTTCAGTCGCCGCAAGTCTCGTTATTTCCTTGCGGTATTCCTGATTCTGTTTTCGAAGATTCTCAGTGGCTTTCGTGAGTCGGTGAATCTCTTCGTTAGCTTTAGTAGCTCTCAGATCGAGCTCGGCCGAAATCTTATCATTTTGGAGTCTTGCCATAACAAAGGGGATAATTCTGCTTTTTTCGCAAAATTATCCCCCGTTGGCTTCGGTCTGAAGGACATCTATTTGCCCGGTAGATTATTCATCGTGATAATGGATTCTGTCGAATTGCTCCCAGTCGGGAGCGTCCGGGTCGTATAGATTGTCTTTTTCTTTTGAATATGGCGATCCGTCTTTCATTTTCAAACCGTATATATCCGGATGCTGTACCATATGGTCGATCTGATGCTTATACCAGGCGCGAAATACCTCCCAGTCTTCGAGGTGCCATTGTGGATAATTTCGGAAAATATCATTAAACTCCTTGAATGCACCTTCGATGCCCTTGTGATGGCCGAATTGCATATCGACCAGCATACTGGCTTTTACTTCCTTTTCGCTTTGCATAAGCGTTGCAAATTGGTCAATCCCAAGACGTTTTCTGCGAATAATTTCGGCTATGGCGATACAGGCGCCGCTCACACAATACCCCATTATGGCGCTGGCGACTATAACAACATACCAAGGCTCGTGCATGAATACAATCATGAAAACAACCGTCAATAGGGTTGTTATCCACCAAATACGGAATGCTGTAGAGTCTTTCATTTTTCGAGGCTTTTAGTTATCAGATCGGTTATCAGTTGTGAGGTCGAGATTTTCCGGCGGTCTGCTTCGGTTCGGAGTGTCGACAGGAGCCGCGACGGCAGCGAGACCGAGACTTTGATTCTCGGCTGTCCGTCGATACATTTCCGGCCGGCGTTTTCGCGGGCGCCTCCGCTTCCGATACCTCCCATAGTCGGTTGCTATTGTGTTTATGCAAAGATAATTATAATTTCAGAAAAAGTAGTAAATTTTCAAATAAAAAAATACATGTTATACAACATATAATCCCCGGCGGATGGGTGTGCCGGGGATTATGGTTGTCAGAGCTGTGCCGTCGGGGTGTCGTTCTCCGGCAGATCGACGTCGGGCGGACTGGCGAGCGTCAGAATGTCGCGGCGTATCATCTGCAACGCCTCAGGTTGTTTTTCAAAAGGCATAAAATAAGGGCATAGTTTATCTATACCCTGATGGTTATATACTTGATGCCTAATCCAATAGGCATCTTTGTGATCTATTGAAGTTAACCTTCTGTGTCGTTATCAAGAATATTCATAATTATAGTTATTTGGGCTTAATTGCAAATATATAACCTTGTCTTGGTAATATAACGCCTTCATACTTCTTTTCGATACATTTTTTGGATTTTTTAACGTCTTCAAAATCTTCTTGTGTACCTCTACAAGTAAATATCACGTTTATATCATCTGGATAATCAAGACACACTCTCAGCCCATTTACAATAAATTTAGCTCTAAAACCTATATAAAAATCTTCATTAAGATTGTAAGTCTTGATGCGTTTATATTTAATTCGATACTTTGTTGCACCCGACATTTTTACCTGATGCTCATGACAAATATCGTCTCCTTCTCGGGTCTCGTTACATTTACCTAAATCGGGCTTTTCTCCGTTAATTGTAAAATCTTCTATATGGTTGGTATAGTCATCATTACCAATATGTAACCATGATTTCAGAGGATAGTAAAATTCCTTTTCGCTATCAGCTATCAACTTAAAAGAAACATCATCAGTTACTTTTATTATGCCTTTGGTTTTATCTAACCATTCAATGACAGTGTATGTTTCATAGTCGTTGTAATAGCTAACCTCATTTTTGGGAAAATATGCTTGAATAACTTTGAGAAAGTCCTTATGGATAGCAGGGAACTTTTCTTTGAATATTTGTAAAGAGACTGTTTCCCATAAAGGAGTAATGTCTTTGCGTTGTTTCAAAAATTCCTTGCCATATATTATTGCTTGTAAATCTTGCTTGAAAATTCCTAAGAATTGTGCCGCGTTCGTAACAAACCCAAGAATAACGCCGATCACAAACACATCACCAACCTTAATAACAACTTCTTTCCATATAGAATCTGGGGCTATTTGGAAATAGCCAATATAATAACAAGCTATTCCTATAAACAGGAACAACCAAAATACCCCCGCTTTAAGATGCTTAATTGAAAATATTTCTGTAATTTTCATGATATGGCTGGTTTATTTGTGCAAAGTTAGCTCAAAAAGTTGGCAATCCCAAACGGTTGGTCCACTGAAATCATGGGGGCGCGGGGGATGATACATCCTATAACTTAATTAGGTTCGTTAACGATGTCGCAAAATTACGACTTAAATTTGATTACAACGTATGGGCAAATATAAATGTTGTTGCAAAATCAAAGATAAAATATGAAAAATCGAGTAAAAGCCCCCGCCGAAAAAAGGCGGGGGTATGCGGGTAAAGTCGAAGTTGTCAAACGACAGCTATTGAACCGCAAGGAATTGCCGGCCAATCATGTGCAGGCCGTCGACTATACGCTGGCGCTGGGCCGGACGCGGGATCTTGAGAGCGTTGGCATAGTGGCTGAGCAGCTTTTGGTTGATTCCTGTTGCGCGGCTGATGGCAGCCATGGTTGTAAAGGATTCCGCGTTGCGAAGAAGAGCGGAGGCCGACAGGGTATATACGATCTCGTAATCGCCGGAGGCCAGCCATTCGGGCACCTGATCGCCGTCCTCGACCATAGATTCTACATGGAAGCGGAGGGATTCTTCAAAATCCTGCTTTATGCCCGGCAGTGTCTTATTAGTGCACAATATAGCTCCTACTCCCTCATAGCTCCAGCCACAGCAGAAGTTTTTCTCAGACCAGCTTATTTCTACGTTAATAATATTAGCCATATTACGATATATGTTAATGCAGGAGGTTTAACGCCAGCCTGCCTGTTTAAAAATACTGTTTAAAATCTCTTGTTCAAGTGTATCAGACGGTTACTTGTTCACTGTGACACGCCCTTTCTTGACTGGATGTTTGAATTGTCGACGGTCGCCTTTGGTTGTCGCGAGATACCAGTCGTCAGCTTCGAGCATCTTGATTACCTCTCTTACCTTATAGCGTTTCATTAATATTCAGTGTTATCGTTTGACACTACAAAGGAAGTAATTTTTCTATATAACAAATATTTCGGGTAGAAATTTCGCTATCATATAAAAAAATCCCCGCCGAAAATCGACGGGGACGGGCAACGGGCGGCAGACAGACGAAAGTCAGTCGGTTCCTTCTTCGGCCGGCACCTTCTTATGCTCGCGCCACGCCTGGACGGTAAGCACTACAAACGAGAGCACAATGAGCCATAACGTTTCGAGGCCTATTGACGCCAGGATGGCGACCAGCGCTGCCACTTTGGCCCAGAGCCACCAGAGGCAGAGCAGCCCGGGCAGCAGCACAAGAGTGCCGCGGATAATGCTGGCAATGATAAATCTGATCTTTTTCATGTTAATAACTCGGTTTTATTGTTGATAACTATTAGAAATTGTGTCGCGGACAACCTTCCGGAGCCAGTCTCGGAACTCGTATCGTATATCCCGGAGAGTCTCTTTATAGAGAATGCCCCAGACAGGGCGGTTGTATATCCTGTAATTTCCGAGACGCTTCATGTCGAGAAATCGCAGATAAGTCGGGTAGGTCGCTGAGGCAGAAAGCGACGTGCCTCTCGCCTCGAGAGTGAAAGCCGGAGACTCCAGAGCTTTCTGTAACATCCCCGAACGGCTACGCAGAGTTCCGTCGGTGCGGTAGGCTTGTTTCCCATAGATTTTCCGGGCGGCGATACTGCGCTGCTCGTTGAAAATTTTGCGGAATCCCCGGCTGACATATTCTTTGAAATATCTCGAGACGAGGTCGGGATCTTTAGTCGGGTCGGTCATAATCCGTCGGTGTCGACATTAAAAGCAATTGACCAGCCGGCGAACGTGCCGTAAAGCTCCGTCTCCGGCGCCGTCTCAATAGAGCTTATGTCGATCCGGAACGGCCGGCAAGGCTCATGGCAGTCGTTCAGCAAACAGCCTTTTATCGCCTCGGCGGTCGGCTGCGTCTGCTCCAGCAGCTCGAACGACGACTCTTTTGCCGGGTTATACTTCCTCATGACAAACACGACGCAGCGGTTTGATTCCCGGAAAGCGTCGGGAGTATGAGCCGTTGAGTCGGCCAGCGGCGGAAACACAAACAGAGTCACGGAACCCGCCGGCAGCGACTGGATCTTTTTACCCATTTCCCTGTCGATGGTAACGGGTAGAACTCCTGTAATGGAATCGATGCGCGCCGCAATCCCTTCCCAATACAGGCGGAACTCGGTAAGATTGATCATGACAGCCCGAAATAATGGTCAGCTTCGGCAGTGCGGCGCCTGACGAGTCCCGCAAGGCGCTTTAGCACTCCGTTGCAACGGGCACTGACAAACTTCATGAACTCGGCTCTGATTGACGGATCGCCGGGATTGGCCTTGACCTTACGCACCAATGTCGGGGCCTTCTTCGCCAGCGAGCCTATATTATATGAAAGCGACACCAGAGCGTCGAACTGGGGCTGCGATAGCTCCACTCCGGCGAATACGGGCTCGACAGTTGAGGCAAAGCGCGCTATATCGTGGTCGAAAAGCGCGTCGGCTTCCGTTTGGGTGATACGTTTGCCGGGCGCAACATCGGGCCCTGTGTGGCCGTAGCCTATAGTAAGAACTCCGGCCGGGCAGCGGTAGGCGGTCAGCCGGCAGCCCTCCCATGACTTTATGAGCTGTTTAATTTTCTGCGATAGTTCCATGATTTATAGTTGTTTAAAATTAGACTACATTTTAAGCAAAATCAAATATGCTTATTTCGACGGTGAACTCCGTTTCTCGTGGAGATACTCGAACTTACACCGATACAGATAGATAAGCACCTCCCACATATCTGACCGTTCGACATCGCGCACATTTCCGAACAAACCCGCCGTAGCCACCTCGAATATTATGCCCGTAAGGCCGGTTTTGTCGTCGGGTCTGGAGCTGCCCGAGCTCTTGAAAATTATCCTGAAGTCGATTTTCTTTCCGTTTATCTCAATCGGGCCGCTCATGAGCGCCTTCCAGACCGAGGCAAGCAGCGTTGCGGCATGAAATGCCAGCAGATCAGGAACAGAATCAGATTCAGGAATATGATACAGGCACCGGGCTATATGGTCATAACCTTTGGCGACATCCTCTTCATCGGCACCGGCAAGCGACTCGAACACAGTCAGACACTCCGCGAACTCGCCGAACGTCATCCCCTCCAGCCAGTCGCCCGGGCCTTTGTAGCCACGGTATGATGGTAGCAGATTGACCGGCGTCGAGAAATCGGGAGATATGCGGCCGTCGGACTCTGTGAAAAATCCGTTGACGACGTCGGTCTGTGCCTCCAGTTCGGCGACGTGTTCCGGCTTCAGAATAGTGAAATCGGCTTTTCCGAGACCGACCAGATAAGAAAGCCAGCGAACTCTGAAATAATCGAGGTCTATCGTGCCGCTTCCGAGCGCGAAAGCCAGAAAGCAGTAATATTCGTATTGCTCCGGCGACAACTCGTCGACATGAGCCGGAATTTCGATCGTTCGCCCGCGTGTTGTTATCGTCTCCATCAGAATGTCATCCCTTTGCTGTGAACAATAGGCCCCGAGATATAGGCTTCGGCATGGGAGCCGTCGGCATCGAGCTCCGCCACGAGCTGTTGCAGACGGTTCAGACATCTGTCGGCGTCAGCCCCGAGAGAAGCAGCGACGGCGGCACGGGCAGACTGTTCGGCTTTGAGGCGTGACTTAACCGGCTGCGACTGCTGAATCTGCACTATCCCTTCGGGAATAACCTCTACGGGGAGACGCTCTACTGCCTTTTTGATCGAGAGCAGCGCCAGCGCCCGTGCTGCGGAATCTTTCAAGACAGCAGTAATCTTTTTGTCGCCTTCGAGCAGTGCGGTCAGATACTTTGCTCCGAGCACAGGCGCCACGTCGGCACCCTGAACTTCGCGGATGATCGGAAGAAGAGTCACAAACAGGCGGTGAGATCCGATATTATAGTATTCGTCGAATTCCTCTTTACTGCGTATGAGAAGGCCTGTGCGCTGTCGGTATTTTCTTGACTCAGTCCAGAACTGGAAAGCTCCCCGGTCGAGAACCTCCACCAGTGCGTCAGTCGCTTCGTAGGCTAGACGGGTGATGTTTTCCTCGTCCTTGAACTCCTGAAGAGCTGTAAGCCCCTTTTCATTCTCGCCGAGACGCCGTGAACGTCCGCCATCGTCATGCTGAGCATCGAGAGTCGGGATAATCTTCAGCCATGTAAAGAAAGCCACGGCCTGTTGCAGATATTTCAGTGCTTCGGAAGCGAGAGGCGGGCTGTCGGATTCAGGATCTTCATAGAACGCGGCCAGAGCCTCGACAGGTTCCGGGCCTATGATCGCTACAACGTCGCGGATTCCGAGCGGCAGAACCGGCTCCCACTTGTCGAAAGAAATCCCTTCGGATATAAGGCCTACAGCGGCCACAATTTCGGCGCTTCCGTCGCCATCGCGGTTAAACAGTCTCATCGCGTTTCAGTTTATAAGGTTCCCAATCGTCAAAATCTTTATTGAACGACTGAATATTGTCGAAAATTTCCTCTTTATAGAACCGGGCAAGAGCAGAGTCGACAGTTATGACAGCACACTCTGCGCGCGGGTTCGTGTTGACATTCGCGCTTCCCTCGATAACAAAATCGAAGCGCTCGCCGAAACCGGCCATAACCTTAGAGTGGTTTCTGAAGATCGCCACGCGGCCGCCGAACTCCTTCACTAAATCGGAAAGCATAAGGTAGATGGGTGCATATGACGCCTGAAATATTTCTCCGACATAAAAATCTATGTGGCCGAGGTCGCCGTGCCTGATCCATTTCGTAATTTCGTCGACATCTGTCGCTGCCATGCACCAGGTCGACAACAAGGCATATTCGACCCGTTGCTGTTTTATGATAACCCGCAGGTATGTAAGAGCATCGACATCACCGAAAGAGAAGCAATGGTAAGCCGTCCCCTTTTCGAAATGCCATGGTAACGATTCCTCCAGCGCGATCTCTGACTTTATGCGGCGTTCAACATAACGGCCGCGCGTCTGCCGGCAAGAGACAGCCCTATCCTTGTTAGGATGTTCGGGACGCTCCCTGCCTTCGTCTTTACTGTGCTGAGGCACGATCTCGCCGAACAGGTTACGCATTGGCTTTCATGCGGTTTTCCGGGTTGACATTCTTCTCGGCCTCGACAACTGTGCGATAGAGCCCGATTTTAATGTCGGTTCCCGGGTGGTTGGTGTCGATAAACTGCTGAAAAGGTTTGCATAGGATCATGTCGGCGACGGCGGTTTCTGTAGCGTTGTAGACCTTCAGGGCATATAACTTCTCTGAGCCGGAACCAAGTTTGGTGTCGAGAATGAGGTTAGAGAGCGACGGGTCGAGTCCGAAGCCTGAGGTAGCGGCCGCTTCGGCTTTTTTGCATATAGCGACCTGAGCCTCGATATAATCTTTGACCTTATTATCGATCGAGGTTACTTTCCAGCCTTCGAAATTGTTTGCTTCTGGATTCCAGAAGTTTGAAGTGTGGAGAAACTTGCCAGCATTCTCCTTCCCCGACATTGATGCGGCAAAACGCTCCATAGCCGCGTCTTTGAAGTCTTCCAGCATCTTCGGAGAATAGGTTATGCCCCTTTGCAGACAGAGATCCTTGATAATCTCTTCCTGGCGATCCCAGTATGACTGAGGCGACTCGATATGTTTCGATATCGCAGACGCGTTGGCGTTATATGTTGCCAGAAGCGGGGCGAGTGTCCCGGCCAGATCCAGCCAGTCGAAAGCACCGATAAAACGCGGAACGCTGTAATAGTCGTGGTTGTAGCTGTAGACATTGTAATAAGCCAGCGAAACGGGATATTTCATCGGTTCACGCGGGTTGAACAGCGGGTAGACGTGCGACGTGGCCTGATCGGCCACCGGCCAGTCGGCCACCATCGCCTCGACAGGATTCTTATTTTCACCGGGCCATACGAAACGCACCTTACGGGCCGGAACGTGTTCGATTTTTGCTATTCGGCCGGCGCCGATGCGACGACCGCGCGTTATTGTGAATTTAACCCAGAAACCTTCGAGATGACACAGATCGATCAGGCAGCGGTGCATCTGAGTGAGATAGTCCGTCGATTTTAGGTCGGCGGTTATCTCATCCTCGACAGTCCATTGCCTGTAGAATACGTTCGACCCTTCTTCGACAGCATCGCGGTATAGCCGCGGCCCTTCGCCCCATTGCAGGCCGGCCTTCTTGCCCATGATGCCCTCTCCGGCATAGAATTTCTCGAGCAGCTGACACACGCGCCCGGGCAGATCATTGTCGGGGCCGAACGGGATAATCGGCACACCGTTAACGTTCATGTACTTATAGCCGAATGAGCCGTTGGCGCTCCGTATCATATACGAAGAAGGCGCCCAGCCGCGTTGCTCTCTTGAACTTATGCTGAAAGTGTAGATCTCTTCGGCGCCGTTGTCGACGAATCCGAAATTTCCGCTTCTGCGTATCATCGTAGAAATAGTAGATTGTTAGTTTAACACCGTGCGTCGGCCGTTAAATTCTATGATCAGCGGCTGCCAGCACACACGGGCGAGTCCCGTTTCGGTGTCAGTGAAATAAAGTTTATAGCTCGAATACTCGATCTTTTCGTCGGATGCCTTCGGCCGGATCCGGGCGACGTTTACCGTCACGACATCGCCGCCGGAGCGCGTCGCCCTGTTCCATTTCCGGAACTTGAACGAGAACGTTCCGCCTGCGAGGCTTATACGCTTCATCTGCTCGATAGCCTCAAAAACATCTATCGGCGTCGTTGCCTTATCCATGGTAACACTATTTCTGAGAATGCGAGATATATCAGGTAAAGAATGACAGGTAGAATGATGCCCAGCCCGATGAAGGTTTCTATAGGTAATGTGGCATTAACTTCCGTCTGAGTTTCCTCCTTCTTCTGGCTGACGGAATCAGCAGTGACGGAGCTGTCTGAGCTTTCCGAAGAGCTGCGTAGCGTGAATATGTCTTCGGCGCCCTGGAAAGTCTCTTCAAAACCCTCGAAATCGAAATTTCGAAACCAATAGATAACTGTCGGGCGACCGGCTGAATCACGTTCGATGTCGACTCGTCCTCGATCTTCGACACGTTCCCGATTTTCACTCCGTTGATGTAGAGAATTACGCTGTTCGCCTTGAATTGAGTCAGTTTGTTTTGTCTCTGTGAGCTCGAGATGCTCGACCGTCGCTGTCTGGCTGACAGTACTTCTCGAGCTATGGCAGCTAATTGTCGAAATGCAAGCAAGAAAGACCGCGCACATTGACAGAACTCTGAGCTGAGCCCCCGGATAAATTTTTTCATTCGTTTTCATTGGTTAGAATTTACAGTCATTCCGTCGAGTTGTTTCTGAACGTCGCTTTTAAACCTGTCAAGCTGATTTTCGTAATGCAGAGAAATGCCCAGGAGTGAGGCCACGAAAATGCAGACACTTCCGAACGCGGTCAGAACCGACCCGTGGATCTCTCCTTCAGGAGGGATAAAAAGTCCTATAAAAAGCAGGGTAATTCCCGACAGCATAGTGATGACCGCCAGAATATAGATGATGACCTCTTTGACGGTCAGTTTGTCGAATTCTTCTTTCAAGTGTTTCATCGTTTGGCACTGTGAAGTTTTACAATGCAAAAGTCTTTAATATCGCGCGCGTTGCGAAGGACAATAAAAAAGCGCCCGTTTCGCAACGAACGCCCTCTTGTAGGAAGTGATGAAGCAACCTTTTTCACATAGATGTCATTATCAGAGATTCTTTAACTGTTCGGTTCGTCGTCGGGATGGATTACTGCGGGTTTGTCTGTATCGTTCTCGCAGCCGGGCTCCTGAAAAACTTCGATGTCGGAGAAAGTGGCGTCGATGCGTGCGGCAACCTCTTCCTGAGTTTCCGTTTCTGAGGACTCAGCGGCTACCGGCCCGGCAATCGTGGCAAGATCCGAGTCTATAGCATCGAGAACGCGCAGAGTGGCGAGCGCCTCAGTGTCGCTCATGCCGATCTCGTCGCTCTGCTGGAGAATGTAGCGCGACAGGCTGGTGAGGGCGCTGTGGTAGTACCTGAATGTTCCGTTTTTGTGCTGGAGAGCTTCGATAACCTTAGCGGCATCGTTGGAGAGATTGATATTTGATTGCATATAGTTTAGAGATTTGATAGGTTGAACAATAATGTTTCAGGCTTTAAAGGCCGATTTTCGATTGCCTGACGTCGCGGGCGGTCTGACGGATTGCCCGGGGGATGAAGCCTGTGAGGAATACTATACCTCCGTAGCCGACCATGTGATCGTTATCGATGCATACCCCCGTAAGGCATATCAGGGTTGCGATTGCGGTTACAAATATAGTAAAATTTTCCGAAGTGAGGTAAATAATGCTACGGGTAAGTAGTTTGTTGACTATGATCGGCTGTGGCCGAGCCTGAGCCTGTAATGTTGATACTGTTTTCATTTTCGTGACTTGTTTGATTGTTTGACATTTTAGGAACACAAAAAGGCACCCGCCTCTCCATGTCGTCAAACAAGCCACGGAAACCGACGAAGGGTCGAGTTTACTAAATGGTTGGAGAAGGTGGGCGCCTTAATTCGTATGTATCGGGGCATAAAAAATGCCCGAAGGATTTTCGAGCCGTTGCAGACTCGACCCGGAGTTGCCTCCGTAGCTTGTTGACTCCGCAAATGTCGGGAGAATTTAGTGAACAAAAAAAAAAAAAGATTAAAATAAGTTAACAGCAGGACGAAAAAAGCCGTCACCATGAGGCAAAGGCTTATGCTGATCGGATTGACGGTTCGGTTATTCTTTTTTGATTGCCATCCCGGTGACCACAAAGCCACTTTGTCCTGTATAATTAATTGTGGACGGGGCAATTTTTAGGTTTATAATAGCGTTGGCACCCTTGTTCTTAGCAGCTTCGACGGCTAATTGCAGCCCTTTGACCGGATCCGCAATACCTTTTGAATTACGCATTACTCCGTTGCTGTAATGCCACTCGTCGCCTTCTCCGGAATAAACACTCGCAACGACTGAGCCGACAGGCGTGTAGGGAAAGCTTACCGAATTTGACTCAGTAATAAAAAAACCGCGGCTGCTATATACATCATAATCCAAAATACCGACGCTCTCGATGTATTGAGGTTTAACAGTCCCACAACTTGCAGTGAGCAGCAACAGAGATGACAGCAGGAGATAGATTTTTTTCATTTTGGCGTGTGATTTAAGAAATCTTCGCCGGTTTTCGGGTGTTTGACAGCGTAAATTTACAATTTTTAGGCGGTAATCAAACCAAAAATCGGAATTTACCGACCGAAAAACGCATTTTTCGGCATAAAATTTTGCTCATGTTTCGGTTATGTCCTGCAAAATCAGCCGGTTAATAGCCTCAGCAAAGCAAAAAGAAAAATATGACACAACGCGAAGCCCGGGCCGCTCTGACGTCCGAAAGTAATTACCGGCCTCCCTCAGGGGTGAAATATGAGAACATAGGGTTTGTTACCCCTGTGCGAAAGCATCGAGCAGCGGTAAAAAAGTGGCCCGGCGGCGTTGTATGTCCGTCGGGCGGTAAATATGTCGGTAACGGGTAATATTACCCGGTAATCAGGAGCTGAAACGCGCGTCGATCCACTCCCGGGCAAGCGCGTCGGCACCCGGGGCCTGCGAGCCGTTCACACTGATAGCCTTGATCCATTCGCGGCGCATAAGCAGGTATTTGAAAGCATCGGAAAAGTTAGTTGACAAACGCGGCAGCTTCTTAGCCTCGAGCTTTTCGGTTTTCTTCACCTTGGCAACGACCTTCACCGATCCGCGATATTTCACCTCGGCGCGGGCGCCCTCGATACTGCTGATCATTTCGGGACAGTTCAGGGCGTCGACCAGCAGCGCCGGCAGTTTCTTATTTTCGCCGCGCATAAACTCATGCATGAAGTCGAACTCGGCGTTCTGGCGGATTGTCGACTGCTTGCGGGACTTCAGGTTGACAGTCCAGCCCGTGCGGCGCCCGGACGCATCCTTCTCGATAGCATCTTTTATCTTAGAGGCATAGTCTTCTCCCTGTTTCTCGAAGTTATTGCCGGCGCGGTCATAATAAAGATTCAGTTCTTTACGCTCATGCCCGGCAAAGAATGCGAGAAACTGATCGGCAAGCTCGCGGAACCAGCCGGGCGGCAGCTCATAGAAATTCTTATGGATCCTGTAGTATTGTCCATCGGGCTGTCCGATAACCAGCGACAGCATATTGCCGAAGTCCATGCCGCCGTCGATGGGACGTGTCTTATCGAGATGACGCAGCTCGGCCGACGAGAAAGCGGCCACGCCTGAAGCTGTGCCGTCGTAATACTTATGTCTGTCGGAGAACAGTACGTAGAACCTCGCGTCGCGTCTGACGCCGGGTCTCATGCCGAGAACCGACTTCAGGAACTCGTGAAGCTCCAGCGCGCCGTTATACAGGCGTCTGGCATAGTCGACTGTCAGAATATCGATGTTGACGAAGCTCGATATATTCATGAAAAACGTCTGGCCCTTTCTCAGTTTCAGCAGCCCTTCCTCATAGTAATCGATCCGTTTCTCGATCCGGGCGATCTTTCTGATGTCGGGCTTGGCTGCCCGGTTCAGCTTAAGTAGTTTCAGCTGAAGCCGGTTAAGCTCAGAGGCCGCCTGAACGATCTTTATAATCCGTTCGGGATCCATCTCTGAGGCATAGCGGAAAAACCAGTCATATTCCCCCTCGGTAACGTCAGGCATATCGGTGGTTATAGTCACACCCCCGTAAAGATGGCAACGGCCGTAAGTAATGGCGTCGCCTCGCAGAATAGGCATGACGCGGGCCGCTTTAGAGTCGGAAGCGTATTTCGTTTCGTCGAACAGCAGGTGAACCACCGACTTACCTGCCAGCAGCGACGGGTTATCGAGAGAGCCCAGAAATAGCACCGAACCGTTCCAGAAAGAATAGACATGGCGATAGTCATCGACAATAACGGAGCAGCGCCGCCTCCACTGCTCCGGCGGCCTTTTGCCCTTTATGTAGTGAACCCCTTCTATCAGTCCGTCAAGCTTCCAGCCATTCTGCACGGCCGGCATAATATTGTCTATCAGATTGGAATAAGTGTTGGCGACAATCGCCAGTGGAGCTCCGGGCATAAGGCGCACACAGCGCTCCGAACGACGCGCCAGAATGACCGTGCTCTTAGCCACACCGCGACCGCCGACAGAGACGAAGTTTGTAGTATCTATCCAGTCGCAGAAGATCAGAGCATCAGAGCCGAATTTTACCGGCACGTCAGGGGCTTCATTCTTCATCTTCTCCGAAATCCTTTATATCAGAAACCATGCGTTCGAGAAGGTTACGCCGTGCTATACCGGCATCCTCCTTCACGCGTCGGCGCGAAATCTCAGGAATATCGGGAATAGAGTCGATAAACGCCTCCAGCTCCTTTCTATCGGCTTTCGGGGCGCCCATACTCTCGGCGTCGGGAGTATAGAGCATAACCGGGGCGGCATCGAGAAGTTCCTGAGGAATCTCGGCATTCTGCTTTTCATAACAGCCGCGAAGTTTTGCCGCCTCGACAAAATAGCCCTTGGCCTCTTTGAGCTTTCCCATAGTGGCCGCCAGATTACCCAGCTTGTCGAAGCGCTCGGCATAAAGGTTGGCCCATGCTCGTGGCCTGACATCGTCGACGGCATAGAAAAAATTCAGCGCGTCGGCATATACACGGCGTGCCATCCAGTCCGACAGTCCGTAGACATCAGACTTAAGCAGTTTGATAATCCCGGCTTTCGTGACGAGACGATTTCCGCCCGGCAGCATCATCCGGGCATTAAGGCCCCTGACGACCTCCATAAGCTCGAAATAATCGCGCTCGGCCGGCGTCAGACTTTCGAGATCTCCCGTGCGCAGAATGCGTTCGATCTGGTGGGAGTCGATAGCCTCAAAATCGATTCTTGAAGGTTTACGGGGTAAATTCGTCATCGTCGAGAAAAGTGACAAGCTCGTTAAATCTGTTGTTCGCCTGAAGTACATGAAGAGTCTTTATCGCGTCGATATTTCCGGCTTTCGCCTGCTCCTGGAGCTTAGTCTGAGGCATTGCACGTCCCTCAGCTCGTCCGGCGGCGATAAGCAGGGCAACGTCAGAGCCGGGATATTCGGCCAGCGCACAAAAGGCGGTGCGCCGTTCGCGCGGCCACTCCATAGCGATGGCGATCTCGCCGGGCATGAAACCGACAGCCGCCAGCTTCATAACCTCTTCTTCCTCGGTAGCAGACAGAGCGAAAGCCGGTAAAACGGGACTAATCAGCTCATTATTCAGCTTCATCATCATGTCCCAGCGATTTTATTATTTGCCATTCACGGTCGCTCAGAATAACCTCTTCGGGCTGTTCAAGAGCAATTTGTTCGGCCGGCATGCGCTCAAGAGCGGCCCGCTCAGATGCGGCCCTCTCAGACAACAGGTAGCCGCCGCCATACACCCCTCCCGAATTATCCAGGCGGCGAATAAAATGCGTGTCTGAGGCCGGAATGCTCCATATTATCCCGCGGGAGACAAGACGTCCCAATGTAGCGGCACTGATAACATTATCCGGGTAGTTGATTTTTCGGACTTTCTTAGCCGTTGTGGGGCTTTCCGCTTCGATAATCTTTTTCAGATCACCACGGAGCATAATGCGCGTATCGTCAGCAATCATATTCGTTCGGAAAGAAGTATTGACGGTTGCGCCGTTTTCGTAGCGAATAGTGGCATAAGTCACGATGTACGTCTCAGAAGGCAGAGGTCTCGAGAATAAAGCCAAGGTCGGAGCGAAAAGGAAATATTTAATGCCGTGAGTGTTGTAGAATCTGCATATTTTGGATAGAATGGAAAACGGCGGATTATCGATTACTACAGCTTCCGGCTTATAATCGAAGTGCTCATAATCGCCGCCGGGATAGAATGGCCTTACAATCTCGACTCCCGACAGCGGCATAACATTCTCGTCGATCCATTTAAGCAGAGCATTATAAACCGGCTGCGGTGTATAACAGTCGTCGGTAGTTTTCTTCGGCTTGAATTTTTCGACAAAACCCTCGTAGTCTTCAAATTTCTTCTTGTCACGAGAAGTAGGAGTCATAAAGTTTCAGCAGATTAGACAGGTGATCAATTTTTGCAGATAATAGTGAGAGCTGGTGTCCGGCTTCGGAGCGATCGCATGGGTGGCAACCCGGTTTTGAGAGATACTGAGTCAGTTTCAGGCGTCCGCGATCGGCCGCTTCGAGAGCGTCGGTTACTTTTTTTTTCGCCGGGCGACCTCGTCTTTCAGAGTCTGTTTATAGTTCGACCAGTATTCGAGCGCGGCAGCTGCTTTTTCGTCTTCCGCACCTTTGGCTATCGCGTCGGCCAGTTTCTTTTTATTTTTCGACGCCTGAACACTTGCGCTCTGAAGCTTGCTGATAAGGTCGACGTCGCTCAGGACTGTCAGATCTTCGGCCTTCTGGGCTTCGCGGAACTTTGCGGCTTTACCGAGGATCGCGCCGTTTTCGCGGTAATATTCAAGCTCGTCCCAGATCTCGCGGTTCTTCAGATATTCGAGCACGACCTTTTCACAATCGGCGGCCGCCGTTGCGCTGTCGGCATCACCGAGTGCCTGAAGGCGCGCATGTGCCGCCTTATACTCTCCGTAGGCAGTAAACATATCGGCGACGATAATTTTCAGCACGTCGGGACAGTCAGGAGAATTAAGGAAAGTATATTTCTCCCGGAAACGGATCATCTTTCTGACAGGTTCCGGTGTCGCGGCATAGCGCGAACGGGCGTTTTCGAGCTCTTCGGTCAATTCCTCGATTTTCTCTTCGTTCTCGTCCATGGCGGCGACTCTCTCCTGAAACTCCGGGCTGACAAGCTCGTCGACAGTGACTCCGAAAGAATCGGCGAGATCTATTAGAGCTGCTTCGTCATCATTTCGCCCATTGTCGTTTGTAGCGGTCGCTACGGAAGCCGGGGAATGGCAGACGGCCAGACGCGGGAGGCGGTCAAACTCAATCTCGGTCAGTCCGGCAAGCTTTCTGAGCTCGTCGAAAAGAATCTCGCGCGTGGCCATGGTGTTGTCAATGGCAAACTGCCGTTTAAGACGCAGATTAACGCCGAAACGGCTGTATATGGCCACACCTTCGGCATAGTCGCGCGGCCCGCTCAGATACGCGATAATTTCCTTTTTTTGTTCGGTAGTCATGAGAAAATCAATTTTATACTACAAAATTATTTCCCGGTAATTACCCGCGGAAGGACGCAAAAGAGGCCCGGAGCGGAGTCCGGGCCTCTTCTGGCAGGTAGGAAAAGAAATGTCAGGCGGCAGTGTAGCGGCTCTGTTCGATCCAAACGATTGAATTGTCGCCGGAATCGAACGCGCGGAGCGTCAGCTGAGAACCCTCGGATGCGGTAAACGTCTTGCCGCCGCGGAGAAGGATCTTGCCGGCAGTTGCGGTAACTGTGGGCGATTCTCCGGCCACACCGAGGATCGTGATGACGGCGTTGTGGGAGCCGCCGGTAATTTCGGATATGGCAGCCGTGCCGCTCGAAAGCTGGTACTGGCCCTCAGAGACGAAAGTAATTTCCGTTTCACCCGATTCCACAGTCGACACGGGTTCCTCGAGGGGCAGCGTACCTTCATAGATGAAAATATCGTCGCCTTTCGAGATCTGGGCGAAAGTCATCTCATTCGAGTTGCTTTCGTTGTTTCCGGTGTAGGAGGGCGTGAGCTTACACGGGTTACAGATGGTGCCGATCAGGTCGGAGGGCTTGCCGGAGCAGTAGCGCACAACAACGATAAATTTGCGGTTGATGCTGTTGGCCTTGAACTCGCGGACTTCCTTCTCGTTGCCCGGATGCTCGAACTTGATCGAGGGGGTGAAGCCGATTTTGTCGGTGTCGCCCTCGGCCGCGGAAGTAATCTCGATGGTTCCGGGCGTCATATAGATGTTATAGGCGTAGCGTCCGGGCTTCATGACGATGTTTTCGACAATGACAACCCCTTTCTCGTCGGGCGGCGGCATGAAAGCGATGTCGTCGATGTCGATGAGTGTGAGCTGGTCGCGGGGCTTTATGCCGGTGCCGGGATTGCCGGCAGCACGGGGAACAGATTTTTTAAGATACTGCATAGCTTGAAACTATTAGAGTTAGAGACTTGTAGAGATTATAGCGGAGGGCGAGAGCGCAGCAGTCGCCCTCCGTGAATCAGATTGCGGCCTCAGCTTCGGGCAATCTCGTAGAACTTGCCGTCGTCGGCTTTGACAAGCTTGATAAACTTGCCGGCCGAAAGAGTGATGGCGTCTGTCAGGACGAAATTGCCGCTGTTCGCGATTGTCGACGCGTTGGTGGCGCCGTTGCCATGGATAGTATAGACAACGCCGGGAACAGCATCGGTCAGGTCGGTGATTGCCGTCGCTTTGGTGTTTTCCCCGGTAATGAATACTGTGGCTCCCTGAACGCTGGGGGCAGTTGTGTCGTTGGCGATCTGGTAAGACTCGGCGGCGGCAGTCGTGCGCATGATCTCGATGAACTTGCCGTCGGCGCGCTTCATGAGCTTGATGATGTCGCCTTTCGCAGGCACCCAGTCCTCTGAGATGAGCGAGAATTTTTCAGACTTGGTGATCTTCACTCCGCTGTCGCCGCCGACGCCGCATTTGATTGCAATTATCTGACCGACCTTTGCATCGGCTATGTCGGTGATGGCAAACAGATTCGAATTGGCGACAGTCACGACCGACGTATGGAGCAGCGCCGACGGGTTGGTGTCTTTGTCGGCCTCAATGAAATACGTGTCGGGACGGTCGTAGTCGTTACACCAGATGAGCTGGCGCGAACCGTCCATGTCGGCGCGGTCGGTGTATTTGTAGCCTACGGCAGTGGCCTGAAGGCTCTCGCCCCAGTTGCTCCACACTTTAAGCGACCAGTCCTGCTGCTCGAGAGTGAATTTCAGCATTTCGCCGGCAACGCGGCCGAAGGTCTGGAAGTTGCCCTCTATAGTCCAGAAGATGCGGTGATGGTTGTCGGCGTTCGGGATTGTCTCGATCTTTACCGACGGGAATTCCTTTACGTAGTTGATGCCGGGCTGGTAGTCGCGGTTCTGACCGTAAAGGGTCTCGTTATACTTATGGTACCACGGGAGCATGAACGAAGGAATGTAGAGAACGATCTTGCCTGTATCGCGGAACACAGAAGGAATCATTCCGGTGCCGAGATAGAACACTTCGCCGATGTTGCCGGGCGTGATGCGCGGCAGCTCGAACGGCTTGATCTGATAGACGGTCTTGCCTGAAGAACCTCCGTTGGGAGTGAAATCGACATGACCCTCGACGCGTTTGCGGATATACTCGTAGATACCGTCGGCAGCCTCCATGGCGCGGCCGGGCTTGTCGACCTCGGGATCCTTGCGCACGCCGTTGACGTAGCGCAGCTCGCGTTCATTGTGGAGCGCCTTGGCAGTCTCTGCCAGAAGGTACTCGATAAACGAAAGCTTGACGGGGTTTGAGCCCTCGCGGTTCAGATAGCCGATCCAGCTCTTTTCGATGGCTTTCAGGCTCTTGAACTTATGGGCGAACATTACGTCATACATTCTCAGGGTCTCGTGGCCGAATTCAAACGAGCCTTTGGTGACCTTGTCGAACTCGCTCTCGGCCGAATTGTCGGGCTGCGAGAACTCGCCGAGCCAGATGTTTGCGAGAGTGTCGAGGTCCTGATGTCCATACTCGGTCGGGAAGAGCTTCGTAATGGTCGGAAGCTCGACGAGGAACGACTGAAGACGATCGCTCCAGCGGGTGCGGTAGAACGCGCCGAGGTCATCGCGCAGGGTCTGGTAGTCGACAGAATTCGGCGAAGCAACGGCGAGCTCCACACCGCGGGCAGCCAGAAGAGCCGCGCGGGCACGGCGGTTATAGGGACGGTTCAGCGAAAAGTGCTCGCCCGGCATACCGCCGAGCTGCTCGGTGTTGTCGAGGTCGAAGGCTACAGCGGAAGCCCCGGAATTTGAAGCTCCGGCGCCCGGATCAGTCTCAGGTAGCGCAGAAAGCTTGTTGATCTTGTCGTTCAGCGCAGAGATTTCGGCTTCTTTCGAAGCGATGGCAGCTTCGTGGGCCGCCTTGTCGGTGGCGACCTGCTGTTTCAGTGAGGCCAGTTCGGCCGTTGCTGCCTGATGCTGGGAAGTAACCTGACCGAGAACTGCGGCCACGGCGGCGGCGCGACGATCTTCGGAGGCATGGCTTTCGCTCTCAGGCTGAGGATTCTTCAGGTAGGCGCGGAAATCTGTGAGGAACTGATCTTTGAAACCATATTCCTTCAGTTTTGCGCACTCTTCGTCCGAAAGATCCTGTTTCCCGTCAACCTTTCTGAAGGCAGAGAGGCCGAGAATAGCGAGAATTGCGGGGATGAAATTCGCAAAATTCATGTTGTTGGAATTGAAATTGTTAATAAAGTTAGTCGTATAGATCGTTTGCCTTCCGGCTCGTTGCCTGTGCAAGCACCCATTTGACGGCGTCTGCCACACCGCCGAATTCGTCGATATATCCGGCGGCCACAGCTTCGGTGCCGTCGAACATCTCGCCGCGGAATAGCGGCAGTTCCGGGTCATATTCTATTCCGAGATTCCGGGCCACTGTCTCGGCGAATACTTTATGAATCTTCTCGGCGCGGGCCTTCATGAGAGATTCGTCGTTGTTGTCGACCAGCGCGCGCGTCTCTTTGTTTTTCAGATCAGCGGTGTCGGGGTAGATTTCCCGGTAATCTATGCCGTTCTGCTCGAAGAACCGTTTGAAAGAATAGTGGGTAATAACGACGCCGACACTTCCGACCTCGCAGAGCGGTGAGGCAATGAAAGTGTGGTCGCTGGCCGTGCCCAGCCAGAAATGAGCCGACGCCATTATGCCGGTTACGACTGTCGCCGTCGGCTTGGCGCAATTTTCGACGGCGGCGGCAGCCATATCGAGATGCGACACCATTCCGCCCGGGCCGTCGATGACGAATACTATTCCGCAGATATTCTGGTTCAGCTCCGCGGCCTCGACCTGTCGGATCACCCATTCCGACTCCCAGGAATAGAGAACACCGGTTAGATTGATCACGGCGACAGAGTTGACCGGGAGCGTTATATCGTCAAGTTCATACCAGGCCGCCATGTAGGGGGCGGCTGTCGCTTTGACCGAACATTTGGGCTTTTCGAGTTGCTCGGCGGCAGCGGCTATATTTCCGTTTATGATACACGGCAAAAGGAGCGACACGGTGTTTTCAAAATCGTGGCGCTGGATAGTCCAGTTGTCTGAGAAAAATCGCTGTAGCTTGTTCATGTAGCTATTTTTACCGCAAAATAACTACATGGCTGAGGCGTGCTGAAGGACTCTATTCGGCCAGAAAAGCGTCGGTCGCAGTGTCTTCGCCCTGGAGAACGACACTGAATGAGCCCCCTTCTGTCGTGTAGTCCAGTTTCAGCGGATAGCTTGGCGAACCGGCCACGCGCTGCAATCCCGATTCGTCGACGTAGGTAGCTATCAGTCTCGACGACTTATACGCTTCGAGCAGATTTGCCGTTTTTTCTGACACGTCGGAGCGCTCGAAAGCGATTTTTTTCTTCACAAGCCCGTTTTCAGAGGTGTGAGAGGCTGTCACTGTTCCCGGAACTGCCCCGGCGTCGTCGGGAGCTCCGAGGGTCTCGATCACAACGCGCGATCTGATCCTCACGAATTTCGTCACCCGCGAGATAGGGATGAGTTTTAGACAGTGGCAAACTGAAACGGTAGATCGGTTCATATGTTTGGAGTTAACTTGTTGTTTTTCAGTTAGTCGGCATTTTTCCGACAAAATAACCTCAGAAAAAGGACAAAACGGGCCGTTCGGTCGGGTAAATAATTTTCTGCGAAATGAACTTATTTTCGTGTATAGGCCCTCTTTTTCTTCCGCCGCTGTTTGTCGCGCCAGCGCTGGTAGTTCTTCAGCAGTGCATCTTCCGTTATCGATTCTATGGCATAACGACACATGAACATGAAAACGGAGTCTTTGAACTGAGTGCCGTTAATATGCTTATTCTCGTCCATGAAGTCGTGAAGCTCGGCCCACATCATAAGACGCATTTTATTGGCGAGGATCTTTTGCGCGCGTCCCGACAGGTAGTTGAATGATACGGGATCTTTCCCCATCCGGCGCTCCGGCAGCGCAAACTCGAGATTTCCACAGTCGACGGGGCTGCTCGCCGGACGTTTCTGGAGAAGGTCATAGATCAGGATATAAATGTCGAGCGATGGAGGAAACCTGACGGCTCCGATGTCGTTGTCATAAAATTTACCCCGGATATATTCGGCCACGTGTGGCTCTACTGCGGTCTTGACTGTTATCATGGCTGGAGAACTGTTTCTTCTGCAAAATTATGAAAATAATTTCCTGTGCAAAAGAAAAATATCCCTTTTGATTGCTATTATTTACCTGATGAGCTGCAAAAGTGCCGAAAAATTTTGTTACGGTGTTATTTGTGTGTAATGGCATGTAAATTAGATGGATAGCAGCGGATGCCGGTTTGTAACGGCAGTTTGTTACGGGGCGTAGTTTTAGTGATGCACAAACCAAAAAACGGTCGTAACAAAGTCATATTTTTTTGTTACGTTTGTTTTTGTGATTTTGTTACGCCCCTCCTTCTTATCTTATTTCTTGATTTTTACTTTGTTACTCTTTTTGCAAACATACTGTTACAAGGTAACAAAAATTTTGTATAAAATTAAGAGGGGGTATGGGGTGAGGTAGAAAGGCGGTGGTCAGCGCCGGGGCGAAAAAGAAGAGCCGGGCCGCCTCGCTTTGTTACGAGTTGGCCCGGCTCACGGCTCGAAAAAATAATACCTTATGCCTGAAAAACGGGTTTGTCGTTCGCCTCGATGTCGACGTCTGGCGGACTGGCGAGTGTCAGTATGTCGCGGCGGATCATCTGCAAGGCCCTGAGGCGTGAGAGCGTCCGGGCATCGCTTTCGGTATCGGTGGCTGTGAGA